TAGTGAACTCATTGCACGCGTCATCCTCATTACGACCAAATTGAACCTCAACATTACTTTTGATTAGGTCTGCGCCACCATTCTGACGTAGCCATTCAAAGCACTGCTGTTGGCGAATGCTGAGTTCGTCCTTGTCGTCACCCTTGGCGCGATCTATTGCACCTTGGGATGGGACTGACCCAGTAATCACATCTTTGATTTCAACTTTTGAACCATTGGTCAAAGTGAAGTCTCGGATGTTCAGTTCCTGCATTAAATCAGGCAAGTCATGTTCAGCCAACATTTTGAGATCCTGCTTTTTTTGCTTCAATGTATCTTCAATGCGATTGATCTCATGGGCGAGATCTTGCATCTTCCGAGCCATATCTGCAACTGCACCAAGTTCGTTTGACGCTGGTGCCACGTCCTCAAGCAGATCTACTTCTTTCATAGTCTCCTACCTTTCTCAGTTCGAGAGCTACAGGCATATACCAACCTTTACGGCGATCCCTTTCACCCTCCTCGATATTGCGCTCCCAACGTAGGATACGCACGATTGGTGACAACTCGCTCGCAATCATGCACACTGTCATGGCTGCAATTGGGTCACCACCTCCAGGCCAAAGCACATAGTCCTCTGGCGAGAAGTCTTTCATAATTCTGCGAGCTTTTTGTATGCTGGGTCCAGGAACATATTGAGGCTTGTCTTCAGGTTCAAAAACTACCTCGAGCGTTCCATACCTCGTAGCATCACTCAAGTCAGGCACCCAACCAAATTTATTCTTGACGGGTCGGTTGACTACATAAACCTTAGGCATCTCATCTCCTTTCTCAGTGGAACTTTACTATGCCTCGGAAAGATTAAAAAGGAAAGAAGAATTTTTCAAAGAAGCACATCGAACCCAAACTTTCTTTTTTAAACCAACGACGAAACCAACGAAACCAAAGATTTAGACACGAGTTGTTTTTGGACCCGTCCTTGGCCTCTTTATTATAAGGGGAAAATTTGGGTTGTTGTTTGTGTGTGAAAAATTTCAGGATTTGTGGTTTCGTTGGTTTCGGCGTGGCGCAAGTCTCTGGATTTAAAAGGAAAAACAGGCGTTCCCAGAGTCAAAAACATGGGGAAACGCAACCCAGACTCTGGGAACTTTTTTGTGTGTATCTTGTAAGTGACTGTAAACAAAGGGAAACAATTTTGCTTTCTTCATAACTTTTTTGTTGCCTTTTGATCAAAAAAGAGAGAGAATACCTTATCAACTGAGAAAGGAACTAACCAATGATTACTCGCTACAAAATTCAAGCCAACTTCATCGTGTCTCGTGATGGTGTTTTTTCTGACCTTTGCAAAGATTTTAGTGATGAAGTTTTCAGCACTGAGCAAGAGGCTCTTAATTACGTCAAGACTCTGCCTGTTAAAAAGCAGATGGGCGAATACACTCGCGACTATCAATACAAAGTTGTAGCCATTGACTACACTCACGCGAACATGCATGGGTGGAGCGATGTGACTCCTTTTGAGATTGTTCGGGTTGTTTCCCCTAAGACTATTGAGGTCAGAGCGATGATTGCTGAACAAAACGAAAGTTTTAAGCCAGAGATTATTCCTGGAGGCTTTGCGGGACATTGCGTTAACCAAGGCCAACAAAAATGGAACTACAAGTCAGCACCCGAGGGCATGGTGTTGCGTGCACGCTTGCGCAAAGACGGCAACTTCCATAGCAACTTCGGTAAGCACGTGCTTTCAACTGAGCCACGCAAGTTTTACGACTACAACTTTTGAGAAAGGAAACTATCATGTTTAACGAAAAAGACAAAGTCATCATCCGTGACCCTAACAACTTCTATTGTGGCCGAGAGGCCACTCTAGTTGTCAAGACTGATTGGCCTAATGTTTGGAATGCTCGCATTGATAACATCTTCTTTTGCATCAATGAGAAGAACATGGAGGCAGTGCAATGAGTGGGGCAACTGCACAAGAATTCACCCAGTGGGCGGCGAAAGCCAAAGCCTGCACAATTGATGAGTTGAAGTTCATCATCAAAGATTGTCGTGAAGCGCAGATTGCGTTTCATGGCTGGAATCCTGAAAAGGAAAACTACTACTCTGACCAAAGGATGACCTTTGCGGATGAGCTGCGCAGGAGGAAGGTTTGATGGATAAGATCGTCAAAGATGGCAAGGTTGCTGTTGCGGTGAGTTTTAATTATGGCGCTGGGTGGTCAACTTGGAATCGGGTTGATCCGATGGATGCAAGGTTCAATCGGCTGTTCCTTGAAGGTAAGTATTATGAGGCTGAGAATCTTTGCAATGATTTGGAACTCGGTTGTGAGCTCGGTGCAAAAGATGTTGAGATCGTTTGGGTCAATCAAGGCGAAAAGTTCATCATCACTGAGTATGATGGATTTGAGAAAATCAAGTTTGAAAAAGATTTTGAATGGAGGCAAGCATGAGTAATAAAATATTAGGTAGCATCTTAACATTCCTCGGTTGTGCATTGTTCGGGGTCTTGTTTGCTTTTGTTATCATTAACTGGTTGTTGGGTTGTGAGACTTGGGACGAACAATACTGGACGTATGAAAATTCTTGCGTTACACCTGCGATGATTGTTGATTCCTTGGCCAAAGGCGACTAACATTGAAGTAGGATTAATGTTGATTCTCCGTTATACTGCTCTGATTCAGAGCCTCAAAACTAGCCTCCTGAAAATGGAGGCTTTCTTTTTGCCAAAAAATCAGCGATACTATTGACACTAAATCTTACAGTTGACCACTGAAACATCGGTCGAAAGGTAATAAATATGTCTTCAGAGCCTAAGAAAAGAGGTCGTCCGAGGAAGCCTAGGGAAGAAGAGGTTATTGTAAAAAGACCTGTGAAGATGGGTCAGCCTGTCAAACCAGATGCTTGGGACGGCAAATTCAAGTCAGTTGAGCCAATGAAACACCAGAAAAAGGCTCGGCAAAAGCCATACAAATGGAATCACCACGCAACAATCAATTGGATCATGGGCCAAGCAGATCCTGTTGGTTTTTTGAGCGATGTGATGGCTGGCAAAGAGATATTCCCTGTTTATGTTAAGGATCCTGACGGATTGGCCACAAAAGCTGGTAACATTTCCGCAGACCCAGAGTTACGCGTCATGGCCGCAAAGACCCTCCTCGGTAAATGCGTGCCTGATTTAAAAGCAGTGGAAGTAAAAGCACAGATTGAAGAAAGAAAAGTGCTAGACATAAGCAAACTGACGGACAATGACCTAAATGCAATTGAACGAGTTCTTGAACACGCTGTCATTGACGGAGATTCGAGCGGAGAAGATGAGGAGATCGTTGAAGGAGTTCACACGCAACTCTTGGCCAACGATTGAACCAGGACGCGAGTTTCACGACAACTGGCACATTGACGCAATATCTGACCACCTTCAGGCTGTAGTTGAAGGCGACATAAAGCGTTTGATCATCAATATTCCTCCTCGTCACATGAAATCAATCTCGGTGGCAGTTGCATTGCCCGCATGGACGTGGACCATCCAGCCGCAGAAGCGTTTCTTGTTTGCGTCATACGCATCATCACTTTCCGTTAGGGACTCGGTAAAATGTAGGCGTCTGATTGACAGCCCATGGTATCAAACTCACTTCGGCGAATCATTCAAGCTGACAGGCGACCAGAACCAAAAGCAACGCTTTGAGAACGACAAGACTGGCCACAGGATTGCAACTTCGGTTGATGGTGCGTTGACTGGTGAAGGTGGCGACATTATCGTGATTGACGACCCACACAACGTTCGGGAAGCAGAAAGCTCCGCTGTGCGGGAAGGTGTTCTGGAATGGTGGGATCAGGCGATGCAGACTCGTCTCAATGACCCAAAGACAGGTGCCTTCGTCATAATTATGCAGCGCGTTCATGAGAATGATTTAACAGGGCACATTTTGGCCAATGAGTATGATGATTGGGATCATTTGTGTTTGCCTGCGCGTTATGAGGTTGGCCATCCTTCGCATACGCGCTCATCCCTCGGTTTCACTGACCCACGCACTCGGGAAGGTGACTTGCTTTGGCCAGATCGTATTGACGAGGGCACACTCAGCAATCTTGAGCGTTCGCTAGGGACTTATGCTGCTGCTGGTCAGTTACAACAGCGCCCAATGCCCAAAGGTGGCGGTATTTTGAAAGCAGAGTGGTGGGTGCCTTGGGAAAGTGACGATCTGCCTGAGATTGAATATGTGCTGCAATCT